GGCTTCGGTGACAACACGACGCCGATCGTCCCGACCTCCACGACCGCGTACGAGTACCTCGCCGACGCCTTCACGGCGCTGGACGAGGCGAACTGCCCGCCCACCGGTCGCTGGATCATCGTGCCGCCGTGGTTCCACGGCCTGCTCCGCAAGGACTCGCGCTTCGTGTCCTACGGAACGGACATGAACCGCGCGGTGCTGGAGAACGGTGTGATCGGCGAGGCCGCTGGCTTCAACGTGCTCGTGTCGAACAACGTCAAGAACACGGCTGGCGCGAAGTACAAGGTCATGTTCGGTCACCAGTCCGCGTGGACGCTGGCGATGCAGATCGAGAAGGTGGAGGCCTACCGCCCGCCGCTCCGCTTCGCGGACGCGGTGAAGGGTCTCAACGTCTACGGCGCGAAGGTCGTCCGTACCGGCATCCTCGGTACGATGACGGCTGACAAGTCGTAGCAATCCTCAGGGGGGTCGGGGGTAGTCCCCGGCCCCCTCTAGGATTAGATGTATGGCAAGCATTGACGCAATCGTGGCCCGTGTTCGTCTGCTGATAGACGACCCGTCCGGTGCCGACCAAGAGTTCACCGACGCCGAGATACAGAACGCGCTCACCCTGCGCCGTGACGAGGCCAGGTACTACCCGCTGATGGAGGTGCCGAGCATTGCGGCAGGCGGGACCAAGACCTACACCACCTTCGATGCCCCGGTGGGTGACTGGGAAACGGACGTCGTCATTACCGACACTTCGTACAACGTGCTTTCGCCGGCGACCTCTGACCCCGTCGCAGGGCGCTGGACGTTCAGCACCGAGCCGTCGTTCCCCGTTCTGATTACTGGTTTCACGTACGACCTCTACGGCTCGTCTGCCGACCTGCTGATGCAATGGTCCACGCGCGAGTCGTGCGCGTTCGACGTGAGTGCTGACGGCCTCTCGCTCGCCCGCTCGCAGAAAGCGGAGATGAAGCAGGCCCGGGCGCACGACTACTACGCGAAGGCGCGCACCCGCTCGTCCAATCTGGTCAGGACTGACGAGGTCACCTGATGCTGTCGGCGCGCGACCTGACGTGCCTGGCCTCAGACGTTGCCACGGTGCTTCCTGACACGGTGTCCCTAACTCGCCCTACGAGCGCATCTGACGGGCTTGGAGGGCGCTCTAATGTGTTTACCCTCGTAGGCACCTACGCGGCCCGCATAACGCCCATCAACACTCAGCAGGCCGAGGAGGAAGTGGGCGCTCGCCTGTCCAACGGAACCGCGTACCGGGTAGCCCTGCCTGCGGGAACTGATGTAAGGCAGACCGACCGCATCACCTACTCCAACGTGACGTACTCGGTTGAGGCCGTGCGCGCGCCGCGAAGCGTTGAGGTTGAGCGCGTCGTCTACGTCAAGAAGGCCTGATGGGCGTCATCGTCAAGAACGACGTGGCGAAGTACTCGGCCCGCGTTGAGGCAGGGGTAGCCGCCGCCGTTGCATCCACGGTCAATGACATTGAGGCCTGGTCGCAACGCCTCGTGCCGGTGGACACGGGCCTGCTTCGCAGCAGCGTTCGCACGGAGCAGTCGTCGAAGGTGGGCGAGCACTCCGGCAAGGTCCACTATGAAACCGACTACGCCCTCTACGTGGAACTGGGAACGCGCAAGATGGCGGCGCAGCCCTACCTCATACCGGCGGTGCAGAACGCGAAGCGCGCCTTCCTTCTCAAACTCAAGGCGGCCCTGTGAAGGTCGTTGAGCAAGGTCTGTATTCGTTGCTCTCCGGCGACGCGACGTTGAGCGGGTATGCGCCCGGGGGCGTCTGGCGCAACATCGCGCCCTTCGGGGTGGATGGGGTGGTGGTCACCTTCGGCGCGCAGAGCAGCGTGGACGAATACACCTTCAGCCTGCGAGCGATGGTGGACATGCTCTATCAGGTCAAGGCAATAGCGCCGGGCGAGAGCGCGGGAACCGCGTGGGACGCGGCTAACCGGATTGACGCTCTGCTCACCGATGGCTCGCTTACAATAAGCAGCGGCACGGTGCTTCGCGTTCGCCGTCAATCCTCAATCAGTCTTACTGAGGTGGACGGCGGCGAGATGTATCAGCACGTCGGCGGCATCTATGCAATCACGGTTCAGGAGTAGCGCGATGGACGACAAGGATAAGAAGCCCGCGAAGCGAACCTTCGTCGCGCTGGTCGGGCTTGACTACATGGCGGGCGGCAAGCCGGTCAGGGTCGAAGCGGGCAAGAAGGCTGACGGCATCCCGGCAAGGTCAATCCCGTGGCTCATTGAGCAGGGGCTTATCAAGGAGGCGAAGTAGATGCCGTCGTTCACTCATGGCAAGGAAGCCTCCGTACTGACCAACGGCTACGACATGAGCGCGTACCTGTCGTCAGTCACAGTCGCCGGCGAAGCAGAGGTGGCTGAAGTCACCACGCTCGGCGCTGACGACAAGGCCTACATCCCCGGCCTGCGGGATGCGACGCTGAGCACCGAGGGGTTCTACGCGGGCGGCACCGGCGACATTGACGAGGTACTGGCGGCGCGGCTGGGAACGCAGACGGTGTGGACCGTGGTGATGCAAGCCGACGCGGTGGGCGCGCTGGCATACGGCGCTCGCGTCATTGACACTTCATACGAGGTGGGCGCTGAACTCGGCGGGGCAGTCGCAGTCACCATCGAAGGGCAGATGACCGGGGGCCGTGAAGCGGCCAGGGTTCTGCACGCGCTCGGCTCCGAGACAGCGACGGGCACGGGCGCGTCGGTGGACAACTCGGCTTCCACCGCGAACGGCCTCTCTGCCTACCTCCACGTGACGGCGGCAAGCGGCACCACCCCGACGCTTGATGTGAAGGTGCAGCACTCGGCTGACGACGCAACGTGGGCTGACCTTGCAACCTTCGCGCAGGTCACTTCCGCGAACGGCTATGAAAGGATTGCCGTGACCGGAACCGTCAATCGGTACATCAGGGCGCAGTTCACTCTGGGAGGGACCTCGCCCGACTTCACCTTCCATCTGGCAGCAGCCCGACTCTAGGAGTTCATAGTGCCCACTTTCACTCACGGCAAGGAAGCCGTCATCAAGGTCGCTGACAGCGGCGCAACCCTTCGTGACCTCAGCAGCGTGCTGAACACCGCCACCCTCTCCCGCGAGGTTGAGACGGCGGAGACCTCCGCTCTGGGTTCCGACGACAAGTCGTACATCCCGGGCCTCCGTGATGCCACCATCTCCGTTGAGGGCATGGCTGACACCACCACCTCGGGCTACTTCGACGGCATCCTCGGCAGCAGCACTACCTTCGAGTTCTACCCGGCAGGCGAGGGTGCGGGGAACGTGAAGTACTCGGGAGCGTGCATCCTCACCTCGTTTGAGACGGGTGCAGAACTCGGCGGCGCCGTCACGGTGTCGGGTGAGTTCCAGGTCTCGGGCGCAATCACGCGGGCAATCGTCTAATGACGAACCCGGCAGAGGGCGAGAGGGTGTCAGTTCTCACCATTGCTGACATCCTCGCCAAGGATGACCTCGGTGAGAAGGAAGTGAACGTGCCCGAGTGGGGCGGCTCCGTTGTGATACGAGGCCTGGGCTACGGCGAGTTCGTGGCGGTCAGGGACAAGTCTCTGGTCAATGGCGAGCAGGACGAAACCGTTTTCGGCGTCGGCCTGCTCGCTGCCGCGTTCGTCAATCCGGTGCTGACCGAGGAGGAGGCGAAGGCCCTGTTCAACAAGAGCAGCGCCGCCGTCGTTCGCATCACCGGGGAGATCGTCGCGCTGAGCGGGATTGGAGGTCAGGCCTTCGTATCCTCGGAGGCTGACTTTTCGTGACAACTCCGAGAAGGTCTTTGGCTTCCGGCTAGCGAGGGACCTTGGAATGACATACGGAGAACTCAAGGCTAGAATGAGCAACCGAGAGTTCACCGAATGGCTCGCCTTCTACTCATACGAGCGGAAGCAGCGGGAAGAAGCGGAGCGGAAGGCGCGTAAGAAGTAGTGGCAGAACTCGCTCACATCACCGCCGTCGTCACCGCGACCACCGCGCAGTTCCAGACGGCGATGGCGCAGGTGAACTCAACGGTCACCGCCACCGCCTCGCGCATGGGCGCACTCACGGCATCTGCATCTTCCTTCGGCGCGAGCGCGGGCAGGATTGGCAAGACGATGACCAAGAGCGTCACCCTGCCCGTGGCCGCAGCGGGCGTTGCCAGCATTGCCATGAGCGCCGACTTTGAGAGCAGCATGGCGAAGGTCGAAGGCCTCGTGGGCGTTGCCAAGAAGGACGTGCAGGCAATGGGTGACCAGGCCCGGAAACTCGGGCCGCAGTACGGGAAGTCTGCGAGCGAGGCCGGTGAAGCCCTGTTCTTCATCACCTCCGCAGGTCTGCGCGGCAGCGATGCGATGGACGTGCTGGAGGCTTCGCTGAAGGCGAGCGCAATCGGCCTCGGCGACACCGCCACCATTGCCGACCTCGCCACCTCGGCGATGAACGCGTACGGGTCGGCCACCCTGCCCGCGTCCAACGCGACGGACGTGATGATTGCCGCCGTCCGTGAAGGAAAACTGGAAGCGTCAGAACTCGCCGGGGCAATGGGTTCCACCCTGCCTGTCGCGTCGAACATGGGCGTGTCGTTCGATCAGGTGGGCGCGGCCTTCGCCGCCATGTCCCGCACGGGCACTAACGCCTCGCAAGCCGCAACCCAACTTCGCGGCATCCTCGCTTCACTCAAGAAGCCGACAAAGCAGGCGAACGACACGCTGGCGAAATACGGCCTGTCGGCGCAGGGCCTTCGTGACCGGCTCCGCAAGGACGGCCTGCTCCCGGTCCTGAAGCAACTCACCGAAGCCTTCGGCGACAACGAGGAAGCGCAGGCGATGGTGTTCGGCAACATCCGCGCGCTGACCGGTGTGATGGACCTGATGGGTGCAAGCGTGGGCACCACCGAGCAAATCTTTGACCGCATGACCACCACCCTCGGCGACACCGACAAGGCAATGGCGGTGACCGCTGAAACCGCTGGCTTCAAGATGGCGCAGGCATGGGCCACCGTCAAGCAGACGCTGATGCAGTTCGGTGACGCCCTGCTGCCCGTGGTGAGCATGATCTCCACCGGCCTCTCAGCCGTGGGCCGCGCCTTTACCTCCCTGCCCGGCCCTGTCAAGGCGGTGGTGACCAGCCTGCTTCTCGTCGCCGCAGTCACCGGCCCGGTCCTGATGCTGACGGGGAAGTTGATTGGCTCATTCGCCGGTGCCGGAGCAGCCGCAGGTTCAGCCGCCACCGGGGCCAGGGGTCTAGGGGCGGCGCTCTCTTTCATCGGCATGGGCGGTGGCCCGCTCGGTGCCGTCGTTGCCGGGGTCGGCCTCGGCATTGCGGCCCTGTTCATGTTCCGCAATACCACCACCTCCGCGCAACGCGCGCTTGACGGTTACTCGCAGTCGCTCACCTCGGGCGCTGAAGCGCAGAAGGCATCCGAAGCCGCCACCAAGACGGCGCGCTCAACGCTCATGGGCGTCGTCCCCGCGATCAACGCCGAGAAGAACGCGACGAACAACCTGACAACGGCGAAGCGGAACTTGCAAGCCGCAATCAAGAACGGTATGCGGGACGGTGAGACTGAGCAGCAGTACGCGAGCCGCATGGCCGGGCTTCACAGGAAGGTTGCTGAGGCTCAACTCGACCTGACCGGGAAGACGGTCGGCTCCACGAAGGCGGTAGTGGACTACCTCGCAGGCTCACAGGCGGCTACCGACCAGGCTCAGAGTTCGCTCGGCGCATACAGGCAGGTCGCCGAGCAATACCTGTCGCTCGGCGGCACGCTTTCAAAGGCAACGGCTTCGGAGTCCGAGAAGGTCAAGATGGACCAGGCCGCGCTCGTTGCCGCAGAGGGCATCGTGAACGTGGGCAAGAAGCGGCAGTCGGCAATCACAAACGAAGTCTCAATGCTGAAGCGGCAGATCAAGGCCGTTGCCGACAGCAAGGCAAGCGACGAGGACAAGGCGGCGGCGACAGACAAACTGAAGGGCCGCGTCAGGAAACTCTTTGATGAGTACAACGAGATTGCGGGCCTGCTCGGCAAGAACTACACGCTTCGCATCTCAACTGAAATAACGGGGCAGAAGCCGAAGCAAGCGGTGCGCCGTTACGTCGGCGGCTACATCCCCGGCTTCGCCAGCGGCGGCACCGTTACCGGGCCGGGGGGCAAGGACCGCGTTCCGGCCATGCTCACAGCCGGTGAGGTGGTGCTGACCAAACGACAGCAGGCGCTCGTTGATAGGGGGGTGAGCATTAGGGACGCGCTCATGCGAACGGGCGGCGCGTATGCGAAGGGCGGGCTAGTCCAGCGGCAGGCGGCGGCGAAGCGCAACGTCAAAGTCACCTCCAAGGCGCTAGCGGCGGCGAAGAAGTCGGGCAACAAGAGCGCCATTGACGAGGCGCAGAAGGCGTACGACAACGCTAAGAGCACGCTCAGCCGCATCGAAGATGCAATCAAGAACCGCATGGGCGTGATGGAGCCGGTGTTCCAGTCCGTGGTGGACAACATCAGCACGAACACCCTCCGCAAGTTCGACGACGAGACAAGTCGAATGCTGGACAACCTGGCCTCAACGTCGCAGGCGCAGATGAACGCAATCAACCTCACCTTCCAGGGCGGGGTGACGAAGGTAGGCGGTCAATGGGTCAGGATGACCGGGAGCATTGAGCAGGCGCAGAAGGACAATGAGAAGGCGCTGAAGGCCATTGAGGATTCCTACAAGGAAACCTTCAAGGGGATTGACGAGTCCCTGAAGGCGGCGCAGGCGGCGGTCAATGCCCGCTTCGATGCCCTCACCCCTGCCGAGGCCCGCATCAAGGAGATGGAGGACGCCGCTTCGCAGATGTCACTTGACAGGGGCATCAACGACGCGCAGGCCGCAATCGCAGCGGCGAACGCGGAACTGGCGAAGGCGCAGAAGTGGGGTGACCCCGAGGGCATGAAGGCGGCGCAGGAACAACTCATGGCCGCGCGCCAGCAGATGGCAGACGCCGAGCGTGAGCAGACCCTCGCCAACCTTCGCAAGACCGCCGAGGCAGAGAGGGCCGAGGCGGAGAGCAAGCGTGAGGCAGCGCTGACCGCAGAGCAGACCCACTACGACGCCCAGCGTGAGTTGCAGCAGACGGCGATGAATGACGAACTGGAAGCAGAGCGGCAGAAGGGCGAAACGTCGCGCATGATTCTTGAAGCGCAGATGGCCGAGCAGCAGGCAACTGAAGCGGCCAACCTCGCCACGAAGAAGGCCGCGCTGGAGGAGGAGCGCCGTGTCACCCGCTCCGCGCTGGAGGACAACCTTCAGGACTTCGGTGAGGGCTTCATGAAACTGCGCCGCATGTTTCTCGGGAACCACAAGACCATCACGAATCAGGTCAAGGCGTTCGCGCGGTCACTCAAAGCGTCAGGCGCGGCGGCAGCCGTCGCCTTCGCGGCAGGCATCAGCAACGGCTTCGGCGCGGTGGCGGGCGCGTCAGCCGGGCTGGCAAACCTGGTCTCTCAATACCTTCAGCTCAGCAGCCCATCAGAGAAGGGGCCGCTGTCCACGCTTGACCATTGGTTCGACGCCTTCGACTCCACGTTGCTCAGCGGAATGGACGGGCGGCAGATTGAGGATGCGATTGGCCTGGGGTCATCCTCCGCACGTTTCGCCGGCGGAAAGGGAGGCAACACTACGGTGAACCTCACCATCACTGACCAGACCTTTGCGGGCATGAGCCGCGAGCAGGCTGACCGGGTAGCCCGGCAGGTGCAGGCGGCGCTGGACCGCAGGGTTTCGTTCCGCGTCTAATGTCCGTTCGCTACGTTCTCAAGTCTGACCCGGCTCAGGACGAGGAGCCACTCACCCCGCCCACGCCGACCGAACTGGTTGGACCGGCAACGAACGAGAACGCCATTGACGCCCCGGTGCTTCCGACGTACACCGAGCCTCTACGCGCGGCGTTCAATGACACCGGCTCAGTCGTGCCTGCCGCGCTGCTGGACACGGTGCCGGTCATTCAGTACGTGGTGAAGGTGGGATGGGAGTCGGTCCCGGGTAACGCCTTCACCCTTGACGCTTCCCAGCTTGACAGCGGGCAGGTACTGACCGCAGAGTTCTCGTCGTTTCTCAATCTGTTCCAGTTCGGCATCTCAACGTTCGGCGGCACGGACGGGTTCTCTGATTCGTTCTCTGCTCTCTACGCGGATGTGAGTGACGACGTTCGCAGCATCAGGGTTCAGCGGGGGCGCGATGACAACCTCTCCGACTTCGAAGCCGGTGGCGCCGTGGTGGTGTTGCATGACCCGACGAGCCGGTACAGCCCGCTGAACAAGGACAGCAGCCTGTACCCCTACGTGACCCCTGGCCGACCCATCATCATCGAAACCCTGCTGAACGGTGAGCGGTACGGGATGTTCCGCGGCTTCGTTCGCAGCATTGAGCATGACCC